ACACGGTGAAGGCACCGACATGGACACAGAGCGCATACGGAGAGCCGGAAGCGACATACGGCGAAGCCAGCACCATCAGAATGATGATAGGCTGGACTGCCATGATCAAGCAGGACCTCAATGATGCCCACTACAGGGAATTTGAGTTTGTCGGCCTGACACATGCTATGCCGTCAGAAGGTTCGCTCATCGATGACCTCTATGTCGTGGGCCATGTTGAGCCAGGTCGCTGGAACCGAGTGTTCATGAACTACGCAAAGGGTGCGGACCGTACCTACACAGATCCGGAGGAAGAAGACGATGAGCTCGGCAGCGGAGATATCGAACAAACTGAATAAACTGTTTGAACCGGGAGGAGAGGGCTTCGCAGCTCTCTCCTCTGCATTAGAGCGTGCCTGTATCGGCGTAGAGGGTGCTGCGAAGAGGAAGGCTCCTGTAAGGACCAGCAATCTGCGCAACAGCATCACGCATCGTGTCGAGCAGGAGGAGCTGCTCGGGCATGTGTTCAGTTCTGTGCCGTATGCACCTTATGTCGAGGTCGGCACCGGCATCTATTCCTCGCAGGGTGACGGCAGACAGACTCCGTGGATCTACTACGATCCTGCAACAGGCAAGAAGGTCTGGACAAGGGGCTCACATCCGCATCCGTACCTTAAACCGGCTATGGACGAGAATATTTCAGCAATATTGAACTGCTTTGAGGGGATTCTATGATAACAGATCTTGTAACGGCGCTCACGAGCGCAACCGAGCTTCCGGTGTATCCGTTCTGGACGGAAGAGCTCAAGGAGTGCATTGTGTACGAATGGACACCTCGGAGCGATGACGGAAGCAAACAGACTGCCCAGCTGATGGTCAGGATAAAGACAAAGACTATGGCATCTGCCGAGAGCCTTGCCTCTGCCGTATAGACGGCCCTGATCAGCCTGGGTGACTCGCAGAAGAATGATGCCTGGTGCAAGCAGAACGGTGGCGGCACCCTCAAGGATGCTACAACAGGCTTCATTGACTATATCATGTACTTTGATTTGGTTTACAAATCGGATATTTAAGGAGAGTTAAACATGGCACAGAAAATTGTACTCGGCAGCGGAAAACTGTATATCGACAGCATAACTGCATCAAGTGGTGTTTACACCATTCCTGCAGACAGCTCGATCGAGGCAGATGCTAAGCTGCTCGGATATATCAAAGGCGGAGCCACTCTCGAGTACACACCGACCTTCTACACTGTCAAGGATGACCTCGGCTATGTGTCAAGGCGCTATCTGACAGAAGAGGCGGTCGTATTCAGGAGCGGTATTCTGACATGGAACTACGATGTACTGGATCATCTCTGCTCGACCGCAACAGTGACGAGCGGTACGAACAAGAAGACCGTACAGATCGGCGGCATAGACAACTATGATAATCAGATGTACGTCCTGCGCTTCGTCCATGAGGATGATGCAGAGGGCGATATCCGCATCACTGTCGTAGGCAACAACACCGCCGGCTTCGAGCTCCAGTTCCAGCCAGACACCGAGACCGTACTCAATGCAGAATTTGAGTGTGTTCCGGGTGTCGGCGCTGCTGGCGTTCTTGTGGTCTTCGAGGAGGAGATTCCATCGTAATGAGCAAAGGAGGGGGGCTATATGCCTCCCTCTTCTCGCATGAGGAGGTGTAAATATGATAGATCTATCCGGGATCAACAAATTTTATGAACTGAAGTGGTTTGATGGCACATCGGTATGGCTGAAGAAGCCGACCGAGGGAATGCTCCGCAAGGTAGTAGCACTCGAGGACAGCACCGGCCTTGAATCCCTCGAGGCACTGCAGGAGATGGTCATCGAACTGATAAAGGACAACGAAGAAGGACGCAAATTTCCACAGGAGGAGCTCGATGAGCTCGATGCGGTCCTGTGTTCGATGATATTCAAAGATTACATGGAGTATGTAGGGAAGCGCCTGGGGGAATAGACATCCCTTCTCTCCCTGTCAGCAAAGGTGAGGATGAGCCATACGTTCAGACTGCGACAGATGACCTGAAGCTGGTCTCTGATTATGCCGGCATGAATTTTGTCGAGATCATGCAGCTGGACTGTATCACATTCAAGATGCTATTGCGTGACGCATTCATCCACAAGATGAGGCAGAGCGATGAGGGAAGGGAATACCTGAAGGACTGCTGGCTCATGACACAGACAGAGCCGGACAGAGTAACACTGAGAAGGGATTTTTCAAATGCTTGATTTAGGTACACTGCGGCTTGGTATCAAGGTCGATTCTGACGCTGCCAAGTCTGAACTGAATGAAGTCGGAAACGAGGTAGTTGAAACCGAGGAGAAGACTACCTCTCTTGCTGCCACGGCAAAGACTATGATCAAGGCCTTTGCGGCTGCGTGGGCCGTCAAGGAACTGGTCAAGCTGGGCAAGGCTGCACTTGAGGCGTATGCACAGTTTGAACAGCTTGAAGGCGGCGTACAGAAGATTTTTGGCGATGAAGCTGCCAAAGATGTCATGAAGAATGCCGAGCGTGCCTATAAGACCGCCGGCATCTCTGCAAACCAGTACATGGAGCAGGTAACAAGCTTCTCCGCTTCGCTGATATCCTCGATGGAAGGTGATACTGTAGCCGCTGCCAAAGTCGCTGACATGGCGATACAGGACATGGCAGACAACGCCAATACCTTCGGCACCTCAATAGAGTCAGTACAGGCGGCTTATCAAGGTTTTGCGAAGGGCCAGTACACACTTCTCGATAACCTCAAAATTGGTTATGGAGGGACGAAAACAGAGATGGAGCGTCTGCTTGCAGATGCAGAGGAGATATCCGGCATCAAGTACGACATCTCAAACCTCGATGATGTGTACAACGCTATCCATGTCATCCAGACCGAGCTGAATGTCACCGGCACCACCGCAAAGGAAGCAGCAAAGACCGTTGAAGGCTCCGTGAACATGATGAAGGCCTCCTGGCAGAACCTGCTGATAGCTATCGGCAGAGGTGAGGGAGTTGACACGGCTGTCGATGAGTTTTTGTCCTCGCTCGGCACTGTAGCGCAGAACATCATCCCGAGAGTCATAGAGATAGCCGGGAGCGTGGTCAAGGGCCTCGTTGCGGCTATACCGAAGATAATGTCAAGCCTTGCGACAGCGATATCGAAGTATGCGGACACCATCAGCAGTAAGTCAGCTAAAAACTTCCTGAATGCAGGAGTGAAGCTGCTCGGCTCACTGGTCAAGGGCATACTGAAGGCGGCACCGCAGCTGCTTCAGGCCATCGGCAAGTTGGCACTCTCGATAGTCAAGAGCTTTGCGAACATCGACCTGAAGGCGGCAGGGCGTGCAATCATCAGCAGTCTGCTCAGCGGACTGACTGCAGCATGGACCGCTCTGAAGAACTGGGTATCCAATAAGGTCTCATGGATCAAAGAGGTCTTCTCGGGTGCCAAGTCAGCAGGGAGCGCTCCATCAGGAGCAACCGGACACCGTATCGGTCTCAGAGAAGTACCGTATGACGGATATCAGGCGGTACTGCATAAGGGCGAGATGGTCCTCAGTGCAGCAGAGGCGAACCAGTACAACAAGGGCCTCAACAACAATATCGAGAAGGTCCTCGGCGGCGATACCATCACGATCAACGTATATGGTACTTCCGGCATGAATGTCAACGATCTGGCTGCAGCTGTGGAGCGTAAGCTCATCAATTCACAAAATCGGAGGAGACTGGCATGGCAGTAACACCATTAACAGGTTTTAAGACCTTTATCTTTGACGGTGAGGCATCCGTAGACTACGGCGTACAGATCCTCGGCAAAGGAACATTCAATGCTCCTGAGAGAGCGGTCGAGATGGTGACGATACCAGGCAGAAATGGTGCGCTTGCCATAGATCAGGGCAGATATGAGAACATCGAAGTACCATACCAAGCTACGCTCCTGGCTGATAGCACGATTGATTTCGCTGCTGCTATCGCCGCATTCAGGAACTTCCTCTGCTCGAGGAAGGGATACTGCAGACTGCAGGATGAGTACAACCCTGATGAATACAGGATGGCGATATACAAGAGCGGCCTTGAGGCAGATGTGAAGGTGCTCAGATCCGGTGAGTTTGATATCGTCTTCGAGTGCAAGCCTCAGAGATACCTGCTGTCGGGTGAGGAAGAGGTCGAGATTGCGACCGGCGAGAGCATCATCAACCCGACACTATACGATGCAGAACCTCTGCTGGCTGTTGACGGATACGGAACTATCGAGTTCAATGGCTACGAGATAGAAATCGAAAATGCCACGATCGGGGATGTTCTAATAAGTGGTTCGGCTGTTTTGAACAACCAATCATCGGTGCTTTATAGATATGATCCGGGGGCATTCAACACCGGGGATGATATCACAATCAAGGGCGCGCATCTGCGAACGATAGCAACTGTGAGTGGGACTGATACGTTCTCAGATTCGTCAATCTATTATGCTACATCCTCGACCTATACAAGTGCAACGCTCACCAAAACGGACACAACTCAGAAAGTTGAATATGATGTTGCATTCCCAGACATAGTGCTTGATGTTGGTACTGATGTGACCATAGATTGTATTGTACGTTGCCATTATAACATTTCGCATTCGGGAGGTAGTTCGACCGGTGGCATTATGACGTTAAGATTATGGATCAAACACGATAGCGCAAACGGCAGGATATCTGTGTATGCGTCATATCCGAGCGGCGGAACAGTTTCGGCATGGTCATCGGTAGCAGAGTTCACAAGCATCATAGGCGAATCCACCGAGTCAACGCTTGGTAGCCCGACTTATATCGACTGCGACCTGGGTGAGGTCTACATGATAAAGAGCGGCGAGATTGTCTCACTCAATCAGTATGTTGACCTCGGCTCAGACCTGCCGAAACTAGCACCGGGAGCGAACGAGTTTACTATTGATAATACAGTTACGGAGTTAGTTGTAACTCCAAGATTTTGGCAACTATGATACCAATTTTATACGATTCAACAGAGACCGAGTTCGCCTCGAACGGGCTCGGTCGTTTGCGTGACTGTATATCTTGTATGGTCACGGAAGAACGCAACGGAATATATGAGGTCGATTTCCAATATCCGGTCGATGGCTACAACTACGACAAGATACAACTCGGTCGAATTATCGCTGTAGAGCACGACGAGACCAGCGACGTGCAACCGTTTGATATTGTCAGTTCGTCCAAGCCTATAGACGGAATTGTGACGTTCCATGCGGTTCACATCAGCTACAGACAATCCCAATTAACTGTCGCTGGTACGAATATCAACTCGCTTGCAGGTGCATTCGCCTTATTCGCAAACTCGTCTCCTGCAAATCCGTTCAACTACTCGACAGACAAATCGAGCACCGGTTATCTCGCATCAGCAGACGGGATTCCGAGATCAATACGTTCAATGCTCGGAGGTGTTGAAGGCTCAATACTTGACGCCTACGGAGGTGAATAC